ATTTGAAAACAAAATTGAATTTGATATAGCGGATGTAAACATATCTGCAACCTCAATTAACAATTTTGAATCATACGGATTGATTATAAATGAATAAAATACAAATTATCGAACAAGACATTATTTTCCTCAGCTACGACGAACCAAATGCTGAAAAAAATTATGCAGATTTGTGTAATAAAATACCATGGGCAAAGCGTATACACGGCGTTAAAGGTAGTGATGCCGCACATAAGGCATGTGCCGCATTAAGCGATACTGAATATTTTGTCACTGTAGATGCAGACAATATTGTTGATCCACAATTTTTAGAAGTTGAAATAGATTTAGATGAATTGGGGTTAACAGAAAATCATGTTTTTAGTTGGTGCGGCAAAGTTCATGTTAACGGCCTTATGTACGGTAATGGTGGATTAAAACTATGGACACGTAAGTTTGTTAATGAAATGAAAACCCATGAAAATAGCGATCCGAATGATACTAAAGGATTGGTTGAATTTTGCTTCGATGACAAGTATTATCAGTTTAACGAAAACTACTCCGAGAGCTTTACTAATGCAAGTCCCTTCCAAGCATGGCGAGCAGGCTTCCGTGAAGGTGTAAAGATGTCTCTAGACCAAGGTGCTAAAGTAAAAGATCTTAAAACTATTTGGTGGCAAAATTATCATCGTTTATTAATTTGGTGTAACATTGGTGCGGATGTTCCTAATGGCGAATGGAGTATGTACGGTGCAAGAGAAGGTGCATACCTTACTAATTGTACAGATTGGGACTATGCCAATGTGCGTGATTTTGAATGGCTTACAAATGAGTGGGAAACCAAGTATAGTAAGATAACAGATAAGATGCTACCTTATGAAATCATGGGTTTAGAAGAAACACTAAAAGAAGAATGCGGATTAGAAATTACAGATGTTGATGCTACTGGCAGTAAGTTTTTTAAAACTGTTTTTAACAATAGTCCACGAATTATTAGGAAACGCTAATGTACGATATCGCTTTTATTTCTTTCAACGAATCTGAAGCCAATACTAGATATTTTGAATTAGCCACAACTATAACAACAACCAATAGATTGTTTAGGGTACATGGTATAAAAGGAATTCATCAAGCACACATTGAAGCGGCTAAACAAGCAAAGACTAATATGTTTTATGTAGTCGATGCTGACGCAAAAATAGTTCCAACTTTTAAGTTTAATTTAATCTTGACTCCGGAAGAGGAAGATATCGTGCATGTATGGAAAAGTCGTAATCCAATGAACGAGCTCGAATACGGATATGGCGGAGTTAAGTTATTGCCCACTAAGTTAACTATTGATATGGATACTTCTAACACAGATATGACTACAAGTATATCTAAAAGATTTAAAGCCATGCCCGAGGTAAGTAACATAACAGCGTTTAATACAGATCCACTAAGCACTTGGCGTAGCGCATTTAGAGAATGTGCAAAATTGGCAAGCGGAATCATTCCTGGACAAGTTGGACAGGAAACAGAAGAAAGATTAAATATTTGGAGATATAACTCTAACCACAGACAATTTGCAGAATATGCAAGGGGCGGTGCGAGTGCGGGAGAATGGTATGGAAGGACCTATAAGGACGATCCTGCCATGTTATCAAAGATTAATGATTACGATTGGTTAGAAGGGCAGTACTATTACCATATAGAAACATACCCGCCTGACACTTTTAAATAAGACTTGTTGCTAACGGAAAAATATCAGCTATCACTTTAGCACAAGCAATAGCAACTTCTTGGTGTTCTTTCTGAGTGCCATTAGCACTACGTAGTTCAATAAAGTGAATCCAACTGCGTAGTGTTCCATTCATATATAAACGACTTTCGATAAGCCCTTCTGGCAATACTGCACGAGCTTGTTCCTTGGCTATGCCGTTAGCGATAGCCCATTCGTATTCACGTTTTGCGGCATAGATAACTCGCTGTTGAGCTCTGTACCATTCATTTTGTAACAGTTGATCATCCACTTCGATGCTGTTCTGTCTATTTTTGTCGTCTTGCAATCTAGCTTCTCTACATACAAACGACAGGTCTTTAGTAGGGTCAGCATATCGCTGACTGAACTCTTGGAAGCTAAAAGATCTATGTCTGAGGATTTGTCTTGCAATGTCTCGGGTAGTGGTGATCTCGATACAGGCTGAGACCATTTCGAGTGGGCTCCAGTGTTGGTGCTTGACCAAGTACTTGATGAGCTTGTCTGACGTCTCTGTGTTGAGTTGATTGGAGGGATTGCTGACACGGGCGCAATACGCAATGAGTTCTTGTGCATCTTGGATACCAAGATCTGCAAATTCCTGTGTGGGCTGACTGTAACTGAGTAATCGAACATTCATTATTTATAACTTCTTTTTTTTAAGGAATTTCTGAGTGGATTTTTCTATATCTTTTCGAACACGTTCTGTATCAAGTTTAAAGTCGACGTTATCAATTGTACCTTCGTAAGTTTTACATATCTCACTGAGGTTCTGTTGGAACGCCGGCCAACCTTCTCGTCTAGCCTTCGTAGTTACTTTTATTTCCCAAGTTTTACCATCTTTAAAATTAACCAAAACAGTGTGCAAATACCTTATAGGTAATACGTTAAGTTCAACGTCTGCAAATACTTCTGGCCAGTGCGCAATGACATCCCTGGGAAGAATCTTCCCAGATTTCGTCACTGTACTTTTTTCTTTGTAGGAACTAGTTCTTCGGCCATGCGTCGAAAATTAGCGGCTTCTTTTGCCAATTTGTCAGCTTGACTTCTGTAGAATTTTGCAGTTGCAACTGGATCGTTTGAATCTGGAGCTGTTAATACTTCAGCAGTAGTTTCAGTAACAGTAGCGGTCTGTTTAACTTCTTGTTTTTTATCGTTGATGCCTTCGTGTAATGCTAGGTCGTCGATAGCGACACCACGTTGTTCAGCAATAATGGAATTCAATTCACTTAACAAGATACCAAATCCTGTAGTAGGAGTCATTTCTACAGCATCTGTTGGCACTTTGATCAAACGGCCATTGTGATGTAACCAGGGCAACATGCGTGAACCGTCTGGGAATTGTGTGCGGTCTAATGCTTCGGCAAACTCGTAGGCTTCTTGAGCAGCCGCGCTTTCTACTAGATTGATAACAGCATCGTGATAAATGTCTGGCATATTTTCAGTTGGCACTACTAGTGCTGAACCTGATTCACCTGGCAGTGTACGATATGCCACTAGCACCTTTTTATTGGTCGCCTTGATGCGGCCTACGTGTTTAAGTTCGGCCATATTAGGCTCCTGTAGCAATTGAAGTTGCTGATTGTGGTTGACCTTCTGGTGCTGGATTTGCTTTTTGTTGTGCGGCTACTGCATCTAAAAATGATGTCAATTTGGTATAAGTTTGACCAACTGCTACCATTTCGTTAGGTTTAAATGCGCCACGTGAGCTAGCAATATCAATGATAACTTTCATTGCGTTAAGATCGTTAACCGAAAGATCATTTGATGGTGCTTGTGTTTCTTGTGTATTCTGTACGTCAGTCATAATATCTCCTTATCGAGTACGTATATAATTATCTCGTCTGTAAATGAGGACAGGCAATCGTGAAGAAACTTAGTTCTTTTTCACTTTCGAAACCAATACGTATTCCATAAATTATAGTATTGGTATTGTCTAGCATAATATCTTGCCCTACATAATACCTATTATTTAAATTCTTTCTAATCCAGGTATCCATGGATTTGACTAGACTTGGGTTATACTTGTCTATTAGCGTATACTTAAAATGAGGACAGGCAACCTCAACCCTGCGTAAACCAAAATAGTTTAGTGGGTTGGGTTTGCCATTTTTAAGAGCCATGTTATGCCTCTTCAGTTACTTGCTCGTAATAAGCGTACTCGCCCCACGGTGGAACAATGGTATTATTACCATGGATAATGAATACTGTATCACAGTAGTTTTCATCTCCCCACGAACCGTATGGGTATCCATCAGTGAACATGATAAACTTTTTAGGTTGGATATCATTTTCCTTCATGTATTCCCAGTTGGCATCAAACTCAGTTCCGCCACCGCCCATAGGCTCATACTCATCGAACTCGTCCATCGAGTAACCGTCGTAGTCTTGTTCATTGTATACCTTAGTATCAAAGCACCATACCTTAATTTTAAAGTCACGATACTCTTGCATAATGCCTTTAATTTCTGTTAGGAAATCTTTTGCTTGCTCGTCACCAATAGAACCTGACATGTCAATCGCCACACAAATATCAATAGTCTCTTGAAATTGTTGACCTGGAAGAATTGCACTCATGTGCCAACCTTTACGGTTAGGACGCATAAATGTAAAGTCATTCTTAATAGTGCTTTGGATTTGTTGACGCAAGATTTCACGCCAGTTCATCTTAGGCTCTGTAAGCTCTTT